GCGAAGAAGTTAGGGGTTCAAGTGAAACCATCCACTCGTAAAGGAAAGAAGGTTGATGTATTCAGAGATGGGAATAAAGTGGCTTCTATCGGGGCCCTTGGTATGGGGGACTATCCCACATTTCAAAGAACACAAGGGAAAGCCTTCGCAGATAAACGCAGGGAGTTATATAAAGCGAGACACCATAAGGACTCTATGAAGAAAGACTCACCTGGATATTTCGCTAATGCTTTATTGTGGTAAGTAAAACTTTATCAAGTCTTTAAATTAAGTATCTTATAACTATAAATATAGTTTAAATTATAGTTATAATACAGAATATAAGTCAATTTATATATAAATCCATAAAATAATTCGAATTATTTTATTATAATATGTATATTTTGCTATAATTTTTGTTTATAAGTATAATTTAAACTAAATATATAGTTATAACTATATATTTATCTACTTTTATTAAAGAGTTATTTAACTTTTACTTCTTCTTTGGTGTGTATGGTTTCCCTGCCACCTCTAGTCTTTGTCTTTGCTCGACAGTTGGAGCGGCTCTTCTACGTTGTCCTGGATTATGATATCTTCCTGCTAATAATAAATTAAGTGGGACATCACTTCCTTTCGCTTCTTCTAATTGTTGGGCTTGTCTTACCAATCGAGCAGTTTCATATTTATCGCCTGTCGTTCTTTTCCTTTCTATAGCCGCTACTCGCTCCGCTACATTGGGTCCCATAATAGCACCACCTACAGGTTCTTGTATTGATTCGGGACTTGGTGGAGGTGCCACTGTTTCTGGTGGGGATTGTCTTGGTTTAAAAACTCGCTGTGATTCAGTTTGAGATGATTCACGACTTCCTATTAATTCCTTTAAAGAAGGGGGACTTGCTGAAGATATTGGAGAGAAAGCCGAACTTTCACTAGGGAGTACGCCCTTACGAATAGGGACTTTTAGGGGAACCGGTTCTATCCAATCAGTCATCGAACTAATGGTAGATACTGGAGAAGGTGTGATAAATCCACGAATTGAACTTCCTAATACTTCAGGAGTTTTCAATGAACTTTTTACAGGAGCGGCGAACATAGTTGAAAAAGCAGGAGGAGCCGCCGGGGCTGGGGCTGGAGGACGAATGGTTGGTGGGGCGACTAACGAAGCGGGTTCGCTATATTGAACGACAATAGGGGGAACTTTCGGTAGGCCCAATACAATCGGAGGAGGTAATGGTTCTTGTGCCTTCTTACGATGGGCCCTCCTTTTCTTTACTTTCTTTTCATTAATATTTACGACTACACTTTGTCGTTGTGTTTGCTTTTGTTTCTGTTTAACCTTACGAGGCATATATGTTATAACCAGATATTAATCGCTAAATTATTTCTTCTCAAGTGATCCATACTTGGCCGCTTGTGCAACCATTTCTTTAACTTTTCTAGCAGATACTTCCGATGTGTGACCTTTATGTAATCCGCCGATATGTGAAAATGGAGGAACTGCTTTTTGTCCGAACTTTCCTGAAGGCTTTCCTTTATGACCGAGCATTATATATTTGTTGTAGATATTATTTTTCTTCATCATCTTCTAAAAGCAACTCGTCCCAATTGGAAAATATCCTTTGAGAACCTGTATTAATATACATGAATGAATGAGGTTCTCGAAAACAATATTTCAATATATCCATAAACTTATCCTGATGTTGTTCTACATGTTCGTCATATATAGTTTCCATTTCCTTCTTATTTATTTTGAATATGAATATATCGGTTAATCCATTACGGACACTAGGCTCGACGCTCTTGTAATTTTGGCAAGCGATCCACATAGATAACTTTCCATGTCTTCGGTTATTCACCATAGAAAGAAATAACTTACGGATTGAATTGTCTCGAAGGGCCTTCTGGACGTCATCAAAGATTACTAAAGAAGTTTCATCGTCTTCTGCTGCCTTCTGGACTTTTTCATAACAATCCATTAAATTCTTATATGTAAGGTCATCGTAAAGTTGTTGTGGTGCTATGTGCTTATCAAAAAAGTTATCTTTCATTGATGAGCGAGAACCTGGTGGCATGAATACGAATATTTGATGGAATACTTTATGGAACATCTGGGGAGTTTTAAGGAAGGAAGTAAGGAGGGAAGTTTTTCCTGAACCTGCCCTTCCTAAAAAACACGTGAAGGTAGATTTATTCATTAGACTTGTTAATGGAAAGGCATCTAGTTTCTCATCTAGTTTTCCATCAACGCTAAACTTAGGGCGTTTCAAATTTGGAGTTTCGTTTTTTTGAACCCTTATCATATTATAGATTTATAATATGATGATATTTTATTGAGTGATTTTGTATTTAAACTCTAACGTCGCACTGGCCCGTTCTAGCGTCAATGATTATGATGCTATCCAAGCAAGACATACAATAGACTGTGTGGGCGTTTGTGACCGCAGAAGCGATATTGAGTTCCAAGAAAGCCTGGGACGAGTTGAGGTTAATACCCGATAATACGCCCACCGAATTCACGTCTTCGAGGTCTTGTCCGAAATAGAAACAGTTCTGACCCGTAAGGTCACCAGCACCGACAACCGCGGCTTGAACTGTATAATAAAAGTCCTGGGTGTTAGGGTTACCAATAAGAGACTGAGCGGTTCCACCAGTAGAAAGACGACAGAACTTCTCAGGAAGAGCGGCGACCTTAAGATTTGGCGAATTAAAAGAACCAACCGCACGTTGAAGGTCAGTCATCACACGGGCAGGGTGAAGAAGGGATTCAATAGGGATCTGGGGATATCTGATAGAGTTGGCATTGAAAGCGATGGTCTGGGCGATAGGATTTTTAGAATCATATTTGCCGTTAGGGCAACGACCAACAAGGAGTTCTTGGAAAGAATAAAGAACCGATTTAACAGACGAACCACGAACACCGGCAATGATGGAGTTGAATCCAGTGACACCAGCGGAGAGCGTAGAAGCCGCAACACGCCAGGTATTTCCCTGTAAAAAATACTTGCCGTCGTGGAGCGATGACTCTATCATCTGGGTCGCTTGAGGGGGAAGAGTGATATAAGTAAGATTAAGCACGATGTCGGTAAGAGTAACAGTAAAAGTAGCAGGGGCAGCCTGTGCAGTGTCGTTTGTTCCTAGAGTAATGGGAAGGATATTCGTAGTTTGAAGAAGAAGTTGTAATTTCGGGATAGCACCGATAGGAAATGCCTTTGAAGCAGCCGTTCCAATCACACTTGAAAGAAGAGGATAACTGTATGAATATGTCACACTGTTAAGAGCAGCGATATCAGCACCCGCAACGAAAATCGGGATATCGTGTCCTCTAACCTGATTATCACCAGCGGAGGCGTGAAAACCATACTGAAGAGCATTGCCATCACGATCCGAGTTTGACATGGTAAGCAATGATAGTGCATTATACACGAGACCCAATTCAGATATAGATTCCAAAACCGAACCTTGGGGAGAAAGAACCTGAAGACCATCAAAGAAAGAAAAAGCACCTCCACGCAAGTAAGGAGTAAAACCAACTCTGGCAGTGTTTCCGACATTTGTGACGGTATATACTGCACGAAACGAAATAGTGGATTGACGGGTATCAATCCAAGAGCCGGGTAAGCAAGGAATATCAAACTGCACGTTTTGTGAGTTAAAGGCACTATCGGGCATCATGGTATTTCTGGCGGGTGTTTGATAAGTGGGCGAAACAATAGACGACAAGTTAGATGGTGTCACACGGACAACCTTGGAACTTGTTCCCTCAGGAAGGGCACTATCAAGGTCGCTCAACTTCATTAACTCCGGAATAGCGTATTGGATAGGTAGAGCCATTATATTATATGTTTGGAAATTATTTTTGGGATACTGCATCTTTTATTGCTTTTTGAACTACTGCTTGATTGTTGTTTTTTACTAAACTACCGAATGTTTCTGGTTTTGGAATCCATTTCCTATATATATCTAATTGGATCGACCAGAAACTTGCCACTCCATTAAAGTTAATAGGGTTACCTCCTTCATCGGTTAATTTAAAAGTCAGCCTTGTAATTTGTTCGGTTTTTACTAAAGTGAGAATCTGTGGAGCATTATATACAATTTGACTATTCAATCTAGAATTATTCGGTATGGCTAAAAGAATATCCGCATTCTGGTTATTTGAACCATTACCTAATTCTGGACAATGAAGCATGATTCTCGGAATAGGTAAGAAATTATAGACCCTACTCATATACAATATTAATCCGGTAGATGTTATTGTATCA